ATCTCAGCAAGAATCTCAGTGCTGAGAATGTTGGCGAGTTCAGTCTCAGCGTCAAGACCGTGAACAGCCTTGAGATCCTGAGCCAACTCAGTGGTGTACTCTGCCTTGAGGGCGCGAGTCTTTGCAACCACGGACTGACGGTCGATGACGAATGCCATCTCACTAAATCCGTTGGCAGCACTGTCACCAAGAGCCTCTGCGTCACTGGTGGACATACCGCTACCATAGGTGAAACCAGCAGCATTGGTGCTATCAACTGCAAGTAGTGGGTCCATTGTGCCGTTAGACTCAGGACTACCAGTTGGTCCACCAGCAAAGTGGGTTGAAGCCTCGTTGAATAGAGCCTCAGTTCCACCCTGATTGGTGTACTTCGACTTCATGGCGAAGATGAGTCCGGTTGGAGCATTCATTGGCTGAACACCACAGACATCATAAGCCATCAAGTTTGGCATGGCTCGTCGGACAAGCGAGATGAGAACTGGATCGAAACCGGCAACACTATTAAAAGCACCATTAGTGTCGGTCGATAGACCAGAAATGCTACCACCACCTGAGTTGGTTGGTGCGGCTTCTCTTAGATACTGCTCTTGGTTTTCCAAAAGAATGGCAGTAACATTCTTTCTGTAGTCGTCAGAAATTGCGGGCATGTCGGCATGTTCGAGGACGGGTGCCCACTTCTTTCTGAGTTGTTCGGTAACAAAAGTCTTCTCCATTGAATTTCTCCTTTGTGTATGGATATCTAGTAATCTACCGTTTTCAACCCGTAAAGTTGGTCTGCTTTTGTACGATTGCTGACCGGGTAAGCATATCAGAATAGAACTTCATGGACCCGTTGAGATCAGGCTTACTAGCACCCTCCTCGACAGATTCAGTGATTGTGTCACCCACAATTTCAGTTGCAAGTTCGTTTGATTCTGAAACATGATCAAAATAACTTTCACGAAGAACAGTTAGTTTATCTCTAAACTGATCCTCTGAGTCATACTCAAGCCCCTCTGCGAGCGACTTAAGTTTTTCAGTCTCAGAATCAGTTAGACCATTAGAAACCTCATTGAACACATTGATGCATCTTGAAATCATTGCATCCTGCTTCAAAGAGATATTTTTCTCAATTTCCTCATTAAGAGAACCCTTGAGTGATTTGATTTCGTTGTTGAGATCTTCGAGAAGATCATACTTGTCATCGGGAACAGTGATGTAGTGAGTTTCAAAGAGAGTCTTAAGACCACCCATGAAAGATTCGGCAATGTCAGCACGAATACCACTGTCGATGGCTAGTTTGTTCTCCTGCATCCACTCCTCAACAACGTAAGAAAGATACTCATCTAGTTTGTTGGCAAGTTCGGTTCTAAACTCAGTCTTGCTCTCTTCTAGTTGAACAGCAAACTCTTCTTTGAGTTCCTCAAGTTCGTTTTCAACACGAACATTGATTGCACTCTCGAAGATGATTCCTGCCTTTTCCTTGAAGTCTTCGGTGAGTTCTTCGCCAGTAAAGAGGGCATCAAGATCTTCCTTGACAGTTAGATCCTTCTTCTCAGCACTAAATGATTTCGCAGCAGATGGTTTGGCTTTTGGATCAGTGACTTTCTTTTTCTTTCGAACAGCAGCAAGAGTTTCAAGTTCAGCCTCTGCATCTGCTCTAGTGTCATCTGGACGACGATTTAATCCCATCTTTTTCATTTCAGGATCAGCATCACCAGCATCCTCTGCCATGGCAGTCTCATACTTGATGCCTTCCTTCTTCATCATCTCTTTCATCTCTTTGTAAGACATAGCCTCCATCTTAGCCATCATCTCTTCGATTTCTTCTTTGGTGGCATCTGAATCGGACATCTCCCTCATCATTGCCTCCTTCATGGCTTCCATTTCGGCATACATTTCTTTTTCATCCATTTTCATTTCGGAATCCACTCCTTCGGTCTTTTTCGAAGACTTTGCTTCTAGTATTGCCTTCGCTGTTTCTAATGGGTCTTTTCGAGTCATTGGTTATTACTCCTTATCTTCATATCTATATTTTATATGAGTTTAGACAGGAAATCAGCGAAGGCATACAACTTCGCTTCTTGACGATCTACTTTAGTCGATGCTCTTTCAATCCTGTCACGATACGATTCGATGTGTCTGGGTTGTAGAACACCGTTGTCCCACACCCATTCCTTTCCTTCCATGATTCCTTCGACAAATGCGTTTGGAGCGGAAGGATCAGCAACGATGTCTACAGCAGCAAGCATGAAGTCCTTTTGAACTTCATTGACTCCGTTGACGTTTTTGAGAGATCCCATTCCGCGAGAGGAGACACCAATCTTAACTCCCTCATCAATGAGGTTTTTCACAATCTTGCCATATGGTGTGTCTAGGATCTTTGCTTTGCCGGTGATGTTGTTTCCATCTTGCTTTAGTTCTTTGATGATATGGGAAACGCGCTCAAGATTTACTGTTGGACCATCGGGATGTCCAAGTTCACCCATGGCTCGGTTTGACTCAACAAACTCTTTGTTGTATCGAGCGACTTCCTTCTCAAGAATGTCTTTGGGGTATCTTCGACCATTGCGATTCTTCTTCTCAGCCTCCATAAAGACACCTTCAATATGATATTGCTTGTCCTTTTCAGAACCTTCGGTGATCAAGTTGATGTTGTCGTTTACTTCGGTGATGAGTAGCATTCTTGTTTCCTATCTGATTAGTCTTCTTCGTTCTTTGCGTTATACTCTTTGTCAACATAATCGAAGAACTTCTTCTTTTCTTCTTCACTCTTAAAGTCGGCTGGGCTGGAAACTCCGAACTTATCCAAAGCCTTTTTGAAAAACTTTTGATATTTTGTGTCTTCCTCTTGTAGACCTTCTTCATCTAGACCAAGAAGAGCCTCTGCTGTGAGTGCAGTTTTTTCTGCGAGTGCTGGCTCAATTTTTGACATCAATAAATCATTGATGCTCTTTTTTGCACCGCTAAGATTTCCTGCTTCGATTGCTTTTATAATATCAACTGAATCCATCAGATTACTCCCTTTCTTATTCGATCTAGAAGAAACTCCATCATATCTTTATACTGGGTCAACCCACTTCTCATTTGTGCAATAAAGCGAGTTTGGTTCACATTATTTAGGTCTTTTACCATTTCTAAAATTTCTGCTGCTTCTTTTATACTTATGTTTTTTTCTTCTCCAGACTCAAAAACCAAGGATTTTTCTTCTCTTTCTTTCACGATAGAAGCAAGAAGATTTAGTGTCGCTTCTTTTACCTCTTCTTCATCGTCTTCTTCTTTTTCTGTTTCAGGTGGTGCAGGGGGAGGTGTTGGTTTTGCGTCTTTTTCTTCGGCACTGGCAGCAGCCTCTTTTGCCTTCTTCTCTTTCTCATTTTGTATCTTTTCAAACGAGCCGTCTTCTATGGCTCGCTCAGATTCTTTTTCTGCTTGTTGTGGTGTTACAAATACCTCATATCGAATACCATCAATATAAGAAATGGCTGGAGCATTTGGACCAGATCCTACTCTCTTGATAATAACTTCTTTGTCGCCAACTGAGTATCTTTTATAGAATACTTCTTTGTCAAAGTTTGGATCAATGATTGGGTCTTCTAGTGTTCCAGCAACAGCAGAAGGATCAGGAACTTCCGCGCCTTCTTCTGATATTGTTTCCGTTCTTTCCTTGATCTTAGAAGACATAATACCAGAAATAACAGAACGAAACTCTTTTTGGAATCCCTCAATATCACCATTCTCTGCTAGTTCTAGTAGTTTTTGCATTAGAATCCTCCAGAAGTATCCTTGATTACACCAAGTTCTCTTTCTCTGACTATCTTCTCGTCTTCTTGTTCGATTTCCTTGTCGGTTTGTCTTAGAATGTTCTTTCGGACCCATTCTCTGGAATAGTAGTCACCAATATGATCCTGAACGTCCCTTAGAATGTTCATTCTCTCAGAAAGAATTTCATACTCTTTCAATTCAGTGAAGTAGGAATCAGTCTGAAAATCAAACCTGATGTATTGTTCGATTTTGAACCACTCTTCTTCTTTCAGTATTCCCTTCAAAATGCACTGTGTTTTCATCAAATTCAAGAAGACTTTACTGAATCTTTGTCTCAGTCTATCAATGTATTTATAGAATTTAAGTTCGTCGCGGGTGATCTCAGATGATCTTCCCATGTTAAATCCATTTTCTGCTTCCATTCTAGAAGTTGGAATGTTAAGTGCCTTGTAGAGTTTCTTCTGAAAGTATTCGACATCTTCCATTTCACCCAGATTTTGACCACCATCCAAGGTTTGAATTTCTGTTCCTTTACCACCCTCTCTACGAGGAAGCCAAAAGTCTTCCAACATGGACATGAACTTCTTGTCATCACGAACCTCTCCGGTGGTTGCATCATATGTCAACTTGTTTCTATAACGATTCATCAGATCTCGAACATATGCTTCAGCCTTGTTCTTTGGAAGAGATCCAACATCAACATAGAAGATTCTTCTCTCAGGCGCGCGAGAAATTCTGTAGATTACAACAGCATCTTCAAGCATTCTAAGTTGATTTAGTGGTTTGATTGCCTTGTGAAGATAACTGATCGTTCTATTACTCAGGGGATCAAAAAGACCAGAGTTGTAATAGCAAATTGCATCTGGACTTAATTTGACGCTGGTTGCATCACCAACATTTTCTGTATAGAGAAAGTATTCCTTTACTCTCTTGATATACTTGACGCCAGATTTTTCATCAGTTTTCTTTTCCACTTCTGCCATTTTCTTCATGCAGATGGGATCTATTGGACGAAGTTCGATGATACCTTTCTTGGGGTTATTCTTATCAATGATGATGTGGTAGTAACCTCTGCCGTCAACGAACCACTTTCTGAAGATTTCAAACCCTCTTCTTGAGAACTGCATCAGTCTCAAAACAGTATCAAATTCTTCGTGCAATTTCTTTTTGATGGGATCTGATATATCTTTGATTTCATCTAGAACTAGACTGACTGCATTTCTATTCTCATCAAAAACTAAGGCATCATTGCAAATATCATCAACAGCACTTTCAACTTCTGGATGAAGTGACATCTCTCTATACTTGTTTATGAATTCTATTTCAGTTTTGTATGCCCCATCAAAGTCAAGATAGGCACCAAAATAACCACCAGCATCTATGTAATTCGCATCATCAAGTAGTGGAGGAACAAAGGATTTGATTTCCTTTACTCCTTTTGCGTCTTTGGGATCTACATTAGGTGATGGTTGTTCTTTTTTTCCAATAGTAAAACCAAATATATCAATTGGCATAGTCTCACATACCTTTGCTGTTATTATTCACTGGGGAAAGCAGCATCACCAAGTGGAACACGATTGCTACCGGACCCATCATTGGTCAACCAGTAAGAATAAGTTAGTGTTACTGTGAATTCTGCTAATGCTTCATTATCATAAGCCGTATCTACTGAACCAACTGTCTTTGGCCAACAGTGGAACATTGTATATGTTTTGATTGGACTGCCTTTTCTGTCCAATTGGTCTATTGACCAGTTTGGAAAC